ACCGGAGCAGGGTGAGTGGGGTGAGGGCTGGTACATCGAGGATGCTGGGGGTAACGAAATTGGATTCATAGCCGACGGCACGGTGATTGACGTGCCGTTGAATGAGAAGGTCTAAGCCCGCGAGGGCAGAAAGTGAGTAGGTATGCAGAAAGTGACAGTCAGAGAAGGATCGAACCCAGTCCATGCCAACAACTATTTCGACAGCAAAGGCAACCCATCTGGCGGGTATGCGCACAGCGTTGGTATGTGCATCGCATGGCAAGATGGGCCGCGTGGTCGTCTTGCTGACGGGTCGCTGTCTCCGGCGAACGGCGCGTTCGTCGAAGATGCGATTGTGGCAGCACGCGAACGCCTCGACTTCTTCCAGCAGAGCCAGTATGCACACCCGGCAAACGCTGAGGCGATTGACCACCTGAATTGCGCGCTGGACGCCCTTGCGGAGCGAACCAGAGAGCGAGTCGCTCGCCAAGTCGAAGGGCAAAACATCGTGTAACACACTTCCCGTCGCCCAACGGTGGCGGGGTGTATTTAGCCCGCGAGGGCAGGAGGTTCTATGGCGAAGAAGGTGAAGAAGGCGAAGAAAGTTGGTTGGACTCCAACGAAGTTCAATTTATGGGCTGCGATTAGTGGAAACAACAGGATGGTTGCCAACACACTCGGCCTGTCTCGCAAAACCTGCAAAGAGTTGACGGAAGCAAAAAACAAAGACCACCCGTCGCAGATTCCGCCGCCAGTTGCTTATGTGACAGTGACCTTGCAAATCGACAACACCCCCGCGAACCGCAAGCGGCTGGGGGTGAAGCGTGCATAACTTCGAGGCCCGCTACAGGGCGATTGTGGAGAGGCGTGGGGAGTTGTGGCACGACGATGTTCGCACAAGCATGACTCCGGGATGCTGGGTAGACGACAACAACCAGCAGGTAGAGCAATCACTCGCCCGCGCCGCCGTTTGCTGGTGGTTGGCGGGGAAGTTGCCGGATGAATACCGGATTTGCACCAACAACAACGGTGCAGATTTGGAGAAGTGGGACGACGCTAGCGAATCTTGGTGGGCGATCAAGCAATTCACCGACCCCGCCGACGCGATCCTGACCGCGTGGGAAATCATCCTCGGGATAAAGGAGAAGGCATGAGTGCATATTGCAAGGGATGCGGAACGCAGCACGACGAGGACGATGATCGTCTGTGTTCTAACTGTGCCAATGGATACAGGCCGTCTTGGTGGCCGCCAGCACCACACGATCCTCGGCGTGGAGGTATCACGATTCTGACTCTGATCGAGATTCTTCACGAGCAAACCACCGGCTCAGCAGACGCTATCACGCCTGAATTGATAAGCGAATACGAAATGGCTCTTGCTCACGCCATAAAAACGTGGCGTAATCCATCAACGATGTGGGAGCGAGCGTTGCAAACCTTGGCGGTTAGGACGCTCAACGAACGCAAATCCGATCCAGAGACACCTCCAGACATCGTGTGCACAAAGCCGGAGGTGCGCCCATGACCACAAACCTCGACACACTGGTAGCGACGGCGATGGGTTGGACTAGGCACCGTAAAGGATGTATGCACGCAGCCGAAGGGAGAACATTCTTCGAGATAATCGCTCGCGGCTCTGTTTATGTGCATAAGTGGGAAGACGACATAGGTCCGATTCGGACGCTTTTCTCCCCCTCCACCAACATCTCGGACGCTCACATGTTCCGAAACAAGGTGCTGGCGGAGCATCAAGATTGGTTTGTGATGACCGGATATAAGCACGGTGACAACCACACCATTCACGTTCTTGCGGACGGCAACGCGCACGAAATCGGCGTAGCGGAAGAGGCCGTCGAACCCCTCGCTCTCTGCCTTGCATTGTTGCGGGCGTTGGGCGTGAGCGAAGAGAAGATCAAGGAGGCGATGGATGGCAAAGCGTAAACCGACGGTGGGGGAGAAGATTGCGAAAGGAGTAACTCACTATCGCAACCACTTCACCGAATCACCCAAACTCGCCCGCCGCATCGACCGCGCGGTGAGGAAAGCGGCCAAGGAATCATTCTGGCTCGGTCACGACTACCGCATGACGTATGCCGCTCAGCGTAGCAAAATGGCCAGTCAGATCGCAGACAAGTTGCGCGCCAAGTACGGAGTCAAGCCATGACTTACACACCGCAGGCCGGGGATGTGATTCAATATCGTGGAAGTGCGGCCCATCGCGTCAAGATACTTGGAGACACATCGCACGAATCGACCATGCACATCGAAGTATCTATCGAGGGCGTGGATGAGTTGGCCGTCGAATCCAAGGACGTGCTTCGTGAGATGGTGGCCGAAGGCGGCTGGACCCTCGTTTCCCGAAAGGAGGCCGCCTATGGCAACCGTGATTGAGATGGTCAAAGCCCTCGCAAACCTTGAGAAGGAGGCAACATGATAACTATTGTTCTTGCGTATCTTTTTGCAGTATCCACAATAATCATTATTGTTCTGTGTCACTTTCTTATCAAAGAGCGACGCGCCTCGGTGGCAGCATCCGAAGCATTGCGAGACTCCATCCTCGCGTGCCGAGACGTTGACCGATGGTGTGCTGAGTTTCCCCAATCGTCAGATACCGCTAGATTCATCAACCATCGCATACGCGAGATCACGCAAGACAGAAGGGTATATGTCCGCAGAATTGATTTTCCGTCATATTGGGAATCAGATGTTGCCGCAGACTCAAAGCGATGGGCACCGTGCGGAGTGTTTGAAGTTCGTGCCTTGCGCGATGAGATGAGGAAGGAGAAGGAGGCCCCATGACTGACAAGCCCAGCGACATTTCCGCAGACGCATATCTCGACCGGCCCGTTGAGTCCCTTGTCTGGGGCGCGACGTTGCTGGTCAATCGCCGCCTTCGCTGGCGGAAGATGCCAGAACACATACGCACCGATCCGGATGCGCTTGAGATTCAGGCCAAGGACGCGATTATGGAAACGGCGTACAACGGGGCTATCCGCATCCGTGCCGCCGAGATTGCCGCGTGGCTGGAGGATCGTGGGTTGGAATCGCTGCCCGGCGATCTAGAGCAAGACCCGTGCCTGTGGTGCTACACATGCGGGGTGTACCTTGGGTACGCCGAACCGGAGGAGGGGATTGATTGGAGTGCTAACGATGGCTGAGGTACATGTCTGTATCGGGTGTGGCAAGCGCGACACATCAAGCCGTTCGATGGTGTGTATCGAGTGCCAGACCAACCGCAACGATCACGCTCAGGCCAGACGCGACCGGCGGGCACCAAACGCGGAGGATTGCGGGTATGACTCGCAGTTGAAGGACGATCGACGGCGCGGCCTGTACGGTCCAGCCGAGGAAGATCCAATGGAGATTGAAGAATGAGCACGACGCAACCGGACCCTATTCATCATCAAGAAGGAAACTGTGACGCTGAATGTTCGATGTTCTGTCACGGTGAACCCATCTGGCCCAAGGGCAATTATCCATTTCGGGCAGAGTTTAGTTTGTCGTGCGGCTGGGTCATTGTTGATCCAGACGGGCGAGAGTCGGTGCTTGGCTATGCTAATCAGCAGCAGGCCGATGACGTTGCGAAGATGATGACTTACGCATATCAGCAAGGGCAGATAAACCCCATCCGCCAAGAACCAGCGGAAAGTTTTCTGAAATCATGCTTGCTTGACACTCGCGGCAGGATTGTGTCGGCAAGTGATTTGACCGTACATCAGATTTGCGAAGCGCAGGTCTACAAGCGTTGGTTTGTTACAGATGACGGGTTGGGGTTTGCTGTTCTTCCGTGGAACCTAACAACCGATATGGATCGTGCCCGCGAACACGGATGGGACAATATCAACAAGGCAATTCCGCCAACCTATACAGATGGAGGTGGACGATGACTGGCAAGCCGTTGGAGTGGGATCATCAGAATAGCGCATACGGCGACGAACCAGACTCGTTGTATGTGGCACACCCGACACACGCTTGGTACTGGACAACCGGAGCGTTTACCGCCGTGCCCGTCCCCGGCACCTACGACGGGACCATCGAAACCGCAAAGCAAAGATGCGAGGAGCATCGAAGGAAGGTGATGGAGGTGCGGGCGTGATTGTGATGCACATCGAATACAAGTGCCGCAGGTGTGGCGTTGTCTATACGACTTTGTCTGGTGGCGAGCAAGTCACCAATCGCTGCATAACCAACTTAGTCATTGGTGCGAAAACAACTCTCGACGTTGGCTTTCCTCCGACGCTTCTTGATTCACACACTTGCAAAGACAAGGGCATTGGAATCAGTGACATCATCGGAGCAAGGAAAGAGGAACTCAAATGACCACCACCCTCACCATCATCGTCATCCTCGCAATGCTCTGGCTGGCGTGGCCGAGGAATCCGAAGGTCGATGATGAACCGCGTCCCGCGTTGCCGCTGTTGTTGACCATACAGCAGATGATTGACCGCATGGCTGTTGGCGACCTTGACCGCATAACCGCTTTGCCCGCTGGCGATGAGCTTTACTGGTGCTTTCTGGACCCCAAAGACCCACCATTGAAGTTGAAGGAGGAAGCATGAACTCCCGCGCAATCATCATCGACGAAGCACGCGTCATCACACCAGAGGACATTGAGCGTTACAAGCCAGAGTTTGACAAACTCCGCAAGATGTTCAAATTGTCGGAATCAGAGCGAACTCTTCCAGACGGAACCACTTTCCGACTTGTAACTTGGGCAGCACCAGCAGAGCATGTCGTCGTCACATACTCAGGAGTACACCCATGAACTCCCGCGCGAAGGGCAAGCGAATCGAAGGCCGCACACTGAAAGGAACCCCATGGCAGTAGTGTTTGTGTTTCCGGTCCCGCCCTACAAGATTTCCCCCAACGGTCGGGGGCACAGCCGGTATCTAGCGAAACCCAAGAAGAAATACAAAGATGTTTGCCTCATGCTTGCTAGGGCGATGGTAAACGACGCAATGGGAGGTGTGCCTCCAAAGTGGAAGTTGGCAACCATTCAATACACGGCGCAATTCAAGGCGCAGGTGTGGGATGACGACAATCTGATCGGAGCAATGAAGTACGCCCGAGACGCACTAGCCGATGCTGGTTTTGTGGAGAACGACCGCTCGTTTATTACGCTTCCGGTAGCGTCGTCTGGCTATTGCAAAAACCCCCGCGTCATCGTGACGATTGCGGAGGCGTAGACTTGAATCCTCAGTGCTGGTTGGCGGGTCAACCGCTCTTCGCGACCCAGCACCGGCCGCCGCGTAGGTGAATCGCGGTAGGGAATGATCTGGGAAACCCGGTCGGCCCCATTGCACACCCCTCGGGCCTCTGCTATGCACGCTATCTCTCGGGGGGTTTTTCGTATGCGGCCAATCTACGAAACATCATCGAATCGCGCCAAGGAACACGCCGCCGCCGTGCAATTTGCGGCCATAGCACACTGCGATTACGTGCGGCACGACCCGCTGTTTGCATGGGACTACACATTTACCAGAGAGGGCAAAGCGGTAGCGTTTATTGAGGTCAAGTGTCGAACCACACCAAGCACCAAATACGCTCAATACATGGTGTCCGAGTCAAAGTGCGTAACGCTTTGTAACGCCTCAAAGTTGACGGGCGTTGCCGCCGTCCTTCTGGTTCAGTGGTCGGACTGCTTGGGATGGTTGCGTATCGACGGCATCAACTGGACCACCGCAACGGGCGGACGACGGGATAGGAATGACCCGCTAGACATTGAGCCGATGGCATACTTTGACGTAGATTGTTTCACATTTTGGACTTCACCGCATCCACACACCCACATCCCACCCACTTCCTCAGCGGCACCCGATACACCAGCCGCATAACCCACCGCACGGGCATCGGCACCCCGCGCCACTTGACCCCTAGCCAGCGGACCAGCCCGCCAGCCCACACGCCCCTAGGACACGCTGTACGCCCCGCTACGGGCTTGCCGTCGATGGTGCAGGCCGTCGCCCCATCTCGCCATGCGGATGGCCCATGTTCGGCCCACGGGCATATATGGCACATTGCCGCTACCGCTTGCTTGGTGCTGATTCCTTGGCAGCCGCAACTCATTCGCCCATCGCTTCCAGCATCTCGCCGGTGGTCTGTACCGGCAACGGGTACGGGTATGGACGCCCGGTTCCAACCGGACCACCGTTCCACGCGGGGGCGTTCTCGCACCCGGCTAGGGACGATAGGGTGATTCGGTCTACTCCCACGTCGTTCCATGCCTCGGCGGGTGGGCACGGCGGTAGGTAGTTTCCGACGCTCTGGTAGGTTTCGTCGCGGAGGAAACAATCACGATAGATGGTGTGGTCGAGCGTGCCGTTCGCACAGTTGGCCGATTCGGTGAACACCTCGCGGATACCACCGGGGCAGGTCGTGTTCTGGGTGTAGCACCCCGGCGGGTCGTCAACGAACGAGTGGGCACCGGAACAGAACGGGCGTGTACCTAGCGGGGCGTGCAAGCCCACAGACGACGGCATACCGAATGATCCGCCGAATCCAAAGAACGTGGAGTCTGCGTAGAACGGGAACGTTCCGTTCGGGTCGCTGCCGTCTGGGTTGAGATTGAACCCCGAGAGTGTGTACGTGCCGCTGGTTTGCACCAGCAACGGGGCAGACTGACCGTTCGCGTCGATGTTGTTCTCATCGCAGGCGTAATCGGCGTAGCCGTCTACGACCAGCGTTGCTTCCTCGCAGATGTACCCTTCGCAGGTGCCAAAGTTTGTAACCTGCCAAGACCGCCACCGCCATGATGCTTGCCGCCGGACCCGGAACCGCTTGGGCAAGTTGCACGTTACCGGCTGGTTGCAGGCGTTGAAGGTGTAGGGCCGCGTGCAACATCCCGGCTCAACTGGCACACACGAATTGTCGGAACACTCAGCCGTCAGCGGCTTGCATGACAACTCAGCCCACGTGACCACAGTCGCACCGAAGTACGGGGCAATGTACGTCTTTGGCTTTGGCCGCGTCCCTTGGCATTCGACGTTCCCCGGCCCGCTCTCGACGTTGTAGCACCATCCCCGATAGATGATGATGCGGGATCCGCTCAGAGGGCACCCGTCGCCACAGATAAACCCGTCGGGAAAGGTAATGTCGCGCGGAATCTCGGGCGGCACTTCGCTGGGGTTGCAAAGCGTCGCCCGGTTCCACAGCGACGGGGCGCAGCATCGGGTGTAGCAGGCGGCAATGGCGAGGGCCAGCTTCCGCCCGTTGAGTTTCAATTTCTTCCCGACGAGTAGTAGTTTCAAGGTACGGGTACTCCACCGCCGCCGGTCATGGTATTCTGGATTCCACCAAGGATATTCGTGACGTTCGATTGGGTGAGGGTCGCACCACCCACCGCAGCCGATACGAAGGTTGCGGTATTGAACCACGTCAACGACGTGCCGCCGATGGTTGCGTCTGCCTTCAGGCCGCTAGCGTTGAACGTGCCGCGAATAACCGCCGTGGTGATGTTGCCCTGAAAGTGGTTCCAAATCGACCCGGCTTCGATGGTTGCGGTAGTCACGGCGGACGTGTCGTTATAGGTGAACTGTGCCCCGCCGCTGGTTGTGACGGTTGTCACCTGACGGTTACAGATCACCTTGCCGCTGCCAGACACAACCACCGTAGTGATAGCCGTCGCATTGTCCGCGATGTTCACCGTGCCGCCTGTGACGTACAGGGTTGTTACCACCGCACTTGCACCGATGTTGACCACGCCCGCGCCGACCTGAATCTGGGTGAACGTGCCGCCAGATAGGTTGGCGGTCGATGGTCCAGAGTGCTGGTACAGGGCAATGGTGTTAGCCGCTGATCCGCCCGTGGTGTCGTTGGCCGCCTGCAGGTACAGTGTGCCGCCGCTCATCGCGTTCCACACGCGGGTAGACGCGCCACACTTCAACGGGCTAGCCGCCGATCCAATCGTGCCCGAGAACAGTGGGCGAAGGTCAAGATAGGAAATCTGACCGATGCCAGCGACCGAAGCATCGAAGCCCGCGACGGTCTGTGATGTTGCGCTGCTGACGATGAGCGTTGCCGTGGTTGCAAATCCGATGCCGTCTGACCACGAACCCGCGTTCATGTTCAACGCGCCATCTGTGAGATATGAAAGAGCCATGTGACTACTCCTGTGCGTACAAGGTGATTCTGAGCGATAGTGATGCCTGAGTCGTGGTGACTGCGACGACCAGATAGCGGAACGCGGAAACGTCTAGACCGGCGGTGATGCCCTCGGCTGTCAGCGTCGTTGCGGTTTCCAGTGCGAAGAACGAGCCGTCGTCCTTGCGATTGGTTCGATAGACGGTCAGCACTGCGGTAGACCAAGCGTTCGCGCCTTCCTGTTCCGCTTGCACGGTCGCCACATTCAGGCCCGCACAATCCAGAACAATGCGGCCACCGCCCACGGCGTTGCTGCCCGTGTTGGATGCGTCTACCGTGAACTCTGCCATCTTGAAGTTCATGGACACCCCGTAGTAGCGAAGCCCTCGATGATCTGATATTGGAACGTGCCGCCAACATCGAACGCGGTGAACCACGTACCCGGCGTAGCGGCTACCGTGTCTATGGTGTCGGGATGCCGGTAGTTGTGGGGCTTGACACCCGAGTATGTCGCCGTCGAACCGTTGGGAAGATTGACCGTGACCGTGTACGAGATGCCACTCGCAGGGCCGGGATTGGTGCCCTGAACGCTCACGATAACGCCGGGAATTGGGGTTGCGCTTGCCATTATGCTCTATACATTCCGGGCAGATTGATCCACCCATTGAGGTTCTGTGTGTTGCGTTTCTTGTAACCAAACGTGGGCTCTGCCTGCTGGGTCTGACCTTGCAGCAATGACGGCGGGGGAATCACCACAATGTCCCAGAACGGCGGGCGGGTATAGAACGCTGGGTCCGATCCGATCTGAATGCCGGGCGGGTAGACATAGGACTTCGGGCTGCCTTGGAACGGCAGATCATCGGGTAGCAGCGTGCCCGAATCTGAAATCCACGTATACACAATTCGGTCAAATTGGTTATCGCGTGCCGAGATTGACGGGGCGGCAAAGGCGTAGCGTTGTCCGCCTGCTACCGGAATCTGGTGGATGCGTCCGACCTGATTGTTGATGAGTTGCACCTGCGAAAATGCCAACTTAGGGACGACGACGGTTGCGGTGAGCAGCACGTCCACCCGCTTGAACGTGCAACGATCGGCGGGAACCGGGTCCCATACTTTGATCGTCGTTGCCGATGATCCGCTCGATACCGTCCGCTCGCCAATGACAAATTGAGGGATGACTTCTTGCGATTCAATAGACCCAAATCCCCAGCGGAAATATTCATCGTCCTCGTAGTTGTTGAATGAAATCTTGCCAGATCCGTCGTTGGAATATGGAACGGATAGCAGGATGGTGCCATCTTGCTGGAACGAAACGTCGTGTCTATCAGCAAACACATTTGGGTATTGCGGATGCGGAGAGCCAATCGGAGGAAAGTTCTCATCGTTTTGCATTGCCGCAAACGATTGATAGAACGACGTAAATACACGGACAACGCGAGACGTGTTTGCGTCAGAACTAACCGGACCGTTTTGTAGCAATTCAAACATTTGCGATGCCATTAGAGCCTCCTCTGTTGCAGAATGGCCCGCAGCGATGCCGCCGCGTCGCGTAGGTAGTTCGTGGTGTTGGCATCACGGAACGCATCTCGGATGCTCTCGCTTGCAGACTTTGCCTCCCTAGTAAAAGCTTCTGCCATTGTTTTTGCGATCTGCTCCGCCATTTGTTTTTGGCGTTCCATCTCTTTCATTGATGCTTCTTCAATCGCTTTCAGTCTGGCATCCCTTATCTGAGTCACGTACCCGATTTGTTCTAGATACATGCGTCTAATTTCCGAGTCCTCCTCGTCTCGCGCAGCAATCCGCAGATCAATCAGTTTCTTCTCTGCGTCAATTTTTACCTTGGTTGCCTCTGATGCGTTGAGCAATTCCGCTTGGAGTTCCAAGTCGGACGTTTGTTTCTGAACACTTGCCACCTTTTCATTGCGTGCAAGTTCTGCCTTTTTATCCGCGACTTCTTTGTCTGCCTCTTCTTGATTCTTTTTTAGGTCGTTTATGTTTTTGAGCGCGCCGCGATATGCCGCGTCGATCTGGCGTTCGATCAACTCCCCAGACGCGCCGCCAGAAATAACGTCAGACCACCAATCACTTATACCTTTGGTTCCCTTACGAGCCTCTTCGGCGGCCATTTGAGCATCGCGCATAGCCGCTGCGCGTTTCAACATAGACTGTTCCTGAGACAGTCCTACGTTGATGTCGATGGTTTGCTGTTTGGTCAGTTCGCCCAGAGTGACAGATAAGCCTCTAGCGGCATCGTTGTATCCACGAATACCCTCAATCACTCCGGTAACGGCACCGACAAACGATCCGATGATTCCAACCGTTCCAAAGATTTCCTGTTTGACGGACCGCAGTGTTACGGCGTTGTCCTTGTTTGTCTCAACAAATCTCTTTGTAGCACGTTCAGCAGCGTTAGTGCTGTCTACCACGCGCTGCGACTGTCTCGTAATATCTGCAGGATTGCCGTCGTTTATTCCAAGCCCAGTAATCGACGACGACCCGTCACGGAATCCGGGTCCGACCATCGACGACGATTCAACAGCCGCCGCCGTTTGTTTGGCTTGCTGCTCTACTCCCTTGAGTTTTTGCGTAGTTGCATCCGCTCCCGTGGCTTCGATGCCGATCGAGAGTTTGGCAATTTCCGAATTGGGTCCGCCGCCACTACTCACTACTCACCTCACGCAAGGGTGTATGGTCCGGTGCCCTGAATGCCAACAGTCACATCAATCAGTCCGGTCATGGGTACGTTCACGCCAACGCTGGTCCAGAAACAGGTACCCGTGAACGTGCGGCCACTGGCAGCGGTTACAACGATGGTCTGGTCCGGTGTACCGTCGCCATTGATGTCCCACGTGGGCTGCCCAATCGCACCCGTAGGCCACAGGGCCGCGAAGGTAGAACCAGCCGCCGCTGTCAACGCCCCGTCACCCATGAACGAGAACGCCAAGCGTTGAAACTCGGACGACCCCATATTCATTGAGTGGCCAATCTGCGAGATAAACGCATTACCCGATAGTGTCGGGTCATTTGCCCCATCCTCGATGAGTTTCAACGTCAAGGCCGCGTAGGAACTCGGAGCCGTCGCCGGTGATTCGGTGCCGGGCAAAGTCACCGCCGCGTCAAACAGGGCGTTGAACGAGCCAGAGAACCCCACAAGCAAAGACGGGCGGAAGTAGCGATAGGTCTTATCCGATTGAGTCATGCTGGTGTAGTCGAGTGCCTGTGCTTGTACGTTGAGTGAATAGTCCTGCACGTATGCGGAATACCCACCACTTGCCCACGTCAGCGTGCCGTTGTTGCCGAGCAGTCGCGTAGTACGCGGGTAGCGGAGGCGAATCGTGCCGGTCCACCCTTTGAGCATTGCACGGTTGCGGACAGCGGTATCGCCCTGCGATGTGATAACCCCCGTCTCGGAAGTCATCTGGATACTCACTTCGTGCGGAATACCCGCGCCATTGGCCCCAGCGGTGGTAATCATCGTCGCCAAGTCGGTAGTGCCGACCGTGCCAGCGATGCTGGTAATTGTGCCTTGGATGCCTTCTAATGCGATACCCATGATTCATCCTTTCAGGAAGTCGGGCATACCCGCTGAATGTGCGTGCGAAAGACCTGATTACACTGCATCCACTCCACATCGTCAGCGGCTTGGATGTTGGGGCTATCTGCGACGATCGGCCCGACGGTCCACCCGTCGAACCCGGACGCGGTACTCATCTGCCAGTTATGGAGTCCGTACGTTGGCGTGAAGTTGACTTGTTTGGTTGCGTCGCCGTGGATCTTTTCGATGATCTGAGAGAGCACGGTGTACGCGGTAAGCCCGGTGTTTTTCATGTACGTAGTGATGTTGCATATCACCTCGTACCCCTCGGCGCGTTGTGAATGCTCCACGGGTTCGGACCACACCAAAGAGATAGTCACGTACGGCGCGTCGCTCGATTCCGTCTGCCCGGTAGGTGGTCCACGGAATACCCACACGCTTCCAGTGACAAGGGCTAGCAGCGAAGCGTTCGCGTCTAGCCGTGCCTTGATCGCATTGGTGATGGGGATGAGAATCAACTGGTAATCTCCCGCGCCAGAGTGTCGGATGCCAAGCGAACAAACTCACGGGTAGCCGCGTCTTTGTCTTTCATAAACCCCGGACGCATGAACGGGCGGGCGGGAAGCGTGACGGACTTCTTCAATACGTAGTGGGGAATGAGTTTCGGGTTACGCTTGCCGCGTTTCTCAAAGATGATGAGGTTGCCGCGTTTGCTCCGCAGGATCAGCGTTTCAGGCGCAATACCCCTTGCGCCCTTGGCATTGCGGGAGCGGGTCTTTGCCTTGTCAGAGATAGGGATAGGCAGATAGCCGCCCTTGGCATTGATTGTTCCGCCGAACTCCTGTATACGAGAATAGATAACCGTGGTGAATACGCTGGTACGGCGTGCGACAACCGGCGAGCGACGAATGCTGCCCGCAAGGTTGCTGGTTTGCCGATTGGGTGGGCTGCCCGGCGCCGACGGTGAACGGTTTGGGCTAGACCCGAAACCTCCACGGATGCCGTTAGCAATAATCTGCCCGGCACCGACAAGGCCAACCTCAGCCGATTTATCAATCGAGCGTGGCAGGTTCGGAAGTTTCCAAGTGAAGTTCACCTTCACAGTTCTTGCTCCAAGTCGAACGCTTGCAGGCAGTTTGCGCCCGCTACGTTGCGTCCGATTCCTGTAACGCGGTACAGCGTTCCACCCGACGGGTAGCCCTGTCCCTTCACAAGCACCGATGAGTCCTTCTCGAAAGATACCGCAGCCCCGTTGAACGTGAACGGGATAAACATGGTGGCATTACGCTTGCCCACGATGCGGGAGTTCTCCATGCCCGTGTTGCTGGTATCTTCCTGCACGTTGCACGGGTATTGGGTCACTTCTACCGCGTGGTTGCCATGCACCGGGAAACCGTTGTCGGTCGTCCAACTCGGCGGCATGTATTCGACGGTATGGACCATCAACTCTGTCGGTACTGGCACAATGTAAACACTCACACCACACCTCCCGGCATGAATGGACCAAAGAGCGTTACCGCGATTTGATCCAGTGTTGTGTTCTGACCTTTGGTGTACGAATACTGGCCGATGGATTGCGACTGCAATGCTGGGTCACGCCGACGGCTTGCAAACATCGCATCGACGTACTGATAAAGCGCGTATTTCAGATCGTCCGTAACCGCTGATCCTGCCACGTACACGATGCTGTAGTTGAACGTGCCTTGGTCAAACGCTGGGCGGTAGCCGGTCCAGTACGGCTGTAAACGGTTGAACGCGGAATCAACAAACCACCGTCCCCACGATTCGTCATAGAAATACAACACACCGCGCGTAGCGTCCACGGTGTACATCGACGAATCAATAGTGAACGTCTCGCCGCTGTAGATGATCTGTGTCACGCTCGTAACGCTTGTCACCGGCCAGTTACGAAGTTGGAACGACCGCTGATCTGGTCCAGCCGAATATTTCTCTGTCAGCGTACCGCCCTCAAACGTGCGACCCGTCAGCCGCTGTAGTGCCGCCGTCGCCGCATTGATGCACACGCCAATGAACGTATCGTCACCACTGCCAGAGATTCCGGCATACGTCTTGTATTCCGATGTGGTGATGATCGCCAATCGCGCCCCCGATCAGTTGATAAGCAACGCCTCGATAGTCGCGGAACCCGATACGTTGGCCGCCGTGGAACAGAGAACCAGAATCCAAGTGCTGCCCAGCAGGTCACCCGGTACTCCAGTCTGGGGACTCACGTACTCGTACCAAGGGCTGTAGAGATTGGGCGTACCAGCCGCGTCCCGAATGTCGTTCGTCGCGTCCAATGTCAACGTCAAGCCAGACCCAGCCGCATCGTTGTCTAACCGCGTCGGTGCAATCGTTCCGTCATTAGCGAACGCCGGGGCCGGGACGGTTTCGGTCTGCACGCCGTACACCTGAATGATCGGCGAGGTTGTGACCGTGCCCGAATATTTCACGCGGAAGAATGCACGCGAGGCGTACCCGCCAACCTTGACCCAGCGGCAGTTAGAACCAGCGAACCCAAGCGGGGCTTTGAGTTCAGTGCTTGTCGCCGCCGTTGCCTCTGCATCTGTGACGACCGTTACTACACCGGCATTCGATGTTACCGGCATGAACGCCGGAATGGACGATGCGGCGTTTGCGTATGTTGGGTTTGACAATGGCATCGTTCACCTCTTTGTTATCGAGTTGATGGGCCGACGCTCCCATCTTGTTCTCTGGCCTGTGTCTCATAAAACGCCCCCCGTCGTTGCCGACGGAGGACGCGGAAGGGTGCTGGTTGCTCACACCAGCGGAGTTGCTTATGAAGTGATGTAAAGCACTTCAGCCGCGCCGTATTCGGTCGCGGTGTTGGGCGACTGGTCGATCGGGATGCCAAGCCAAGTGCCGCCGACGAGGGTTGCACCTGCACCGCCGGTGATCGTCACGCGCAGGTAACGCTTGCGCGTACCTTGGCACGGGACGAAGGCGATGAACAACTTGTTATCCGATCCAGCAGCCGTAGGCGAGGTGAACCCGCCGCCGGTCACGTCAGACCAAGATGAGTTGTTGTCGGATTCCTGAATCTTGAACGCCGATGCGTTGGCCGCGATGTTGCCGATGTTGACGTAGCAGGCAGCAAAAGAGCAGCCCGCACAGTCGAACGCGGTTCCGTCCGTGGTCGCACCAGTTGAGTCCACCGGGTTGATGGCGTTTGCCGCCTTTGCGTTTTCGAGATATTTCATGGGAACATTCTCCTTGTCAGATCAGTGCGGATTAGGTGGTAACGAGGCCGACGATGTTTCCGTAGGTGCCGGAGCGACCGTCGCTGTTGATGTTGACGACCGAGCGGGTAGATGCACGCATGGCCAGATCGCCAGTGTTGAAGTAGTACGAGTCGCTCATTGCAACGTCGATCGACTTGCGGAGGCCGATGGTCGAACCACCCATGAAGTCGCCGAAGTAGACACACTTCTGAGTAGCCGCGGTCGCAGTCGGCATGACCTGCGAGAAGTACCACGGCCAGCCGCGGAACGAAGCATCCGAGCCGTTGATGCCGGGGCCTGCCAACTCGCGGAACTGCGAGGTAGCAGAGTCCTTGTTCATCACGACCTGCCAGTAGAACTGGCGGGACGAAACGAAGCAACAACGCGCCCAATCGACGTTCTCAACCACGCCTGCGAGGTTGATAAGGTCGCTGACGGTCACGGCGGACCATGTACCACCGGAAGCGTTGATGTACGCGCCGGAACGCAACGCAGAGATGAGGCCGCGCTGGTTGCCGTAGGTGGATGTGCCGTCGCCGAGGAAGTAGTCCGAGTCAATACGAATTGCACGGGCTTCGGTGATCGACTTCATCAAGTCATCGGCCACGTTCACAGCAGCATCATCGACAAGGTTCTGATTCAAGCGAATCAGGCGGCCAATGTCGCGGGCGTTGAGTGTTACGTTGTCGTAGGAATCGTCCGAAACGTCATACGAGCCGGTCGCCAAGCGGTGAACCATCGAACCAATCGCCGTCTTACGCGGGATTTCCAGCGTCTCACGGGTCATGGTGCGAACACGCGCCAACTTGAACGCTGTTCCGTAGGTTTCGGTAGCCCACATGATTTCCGGGGAGAACTCCTCGGGAATCAACGCGCCGCCGGTGTAGTTGTGCAGCCCGCTCATGGTCTTATGCCAGATTTCGGTGTCGGCTGCCTTCTGCTCGTATTCCTTGCCACGCGAACCAAACGCGGCCAAGCGAACGCCAGCGGCGAACCACTCGGCTTCGGTGTGGTCTGCGAACTTCGTCTCGCCGCGTGCGGCCATGCGGTCGTACGACTTGCGGGCGTTGTCCAACCAGCGGCCCTTGATTGTGATTTCAGGAGTACGGCCCGGGTCGGCTTGGTTGCCGCGTGTGGGTGCCGTAGGTGCCTTCAGTTTCATCGACGGGGCCTTAGCCCAAACGTCGTCGAACTTCAGCACGGTACCATCGGGCGCATCAACCGTGTCGGTTTGCAGCCCTTGACTTCCAAGCCATGATTTCACTGCGGCTGGGTCGGTTTCCGACCCGGTGTAGCCGTTGCCCTTCAGGGCCTCGATAAGACTCTTGCGGTCCATATGTCACCTCACAGATTCGATAACGGAACTGACGTTTAGTCAGGGTCCGTTGCCGATGCCGTGAGGGACGATCCCGCCGAGATTGCTCAGGGCCTATCGCCGACCGCCAAGGGTCAACTCCACCGAGACGCGATTACGGCTCAACAGAGACGCAACCGCTTCATAGGCAACTGTAGCCGTTTGATTTCGCGGCTATCAATTCCTAGTGCATGAGTATACAGCGTATTGACGTGTCCGGCTCGGATCACGTCCTCAATTCGCGTACGAGACTTTGCCGCTACTGGTGTCACGGCCTGCGCGTAGCAGGTCACGTTGCACGGCATAGCGGTGAGAGAGATTTCAAGGAACCGCCAATTACGGACGATCGACCGTGCGGCGGGGAACCGCTTGGCTTCCTCGGGCGTAGGGCTGCCCCAGTCCAAGGCATCGAACCCGATGGATACTCCGATGGTACCCATCTCTGCGATAGTGTCGAACACCGAGTTGCCAAACGCCGGGTTTGCCTTAGTAAGAATCTTGGCGCGGAAGTCCCACCCGGTTTGCACACCATTGACCATCATCGGGCGAAGTGTGCGAATCTTGCCCAGCACACTACCCATGTCGTAGCGATGGTCCACGTACAAGACGCGGGTTTTGTCGATGTACCCGGTGTCAGCACCTTCGGGAAGCACAACTTCCTCGGATTCGTCTACCGCATTGGTAGTAGCGATGCCCCAAATATCCCGCTCTTCGCTGTCGGATTCCATCTCGTCGATGAAGCCACCGACCACGCCTACCGGCCCTTTGATGCCAGCTGCGGAGTTGCGGGATTTCAGGCAGTCAAGGAATACACGCGGCTCTAGTGTTTCAGTTGTCATTTGGTACTCCGATCACGATGCAGGCACAGTTGGGGTGTGCGGGGTTGTGGTTGATGTCCCATTTCGCGGTGAAAGTGCGGACGCTTCCGGCCTCGTCTACGTACGTCAGCGATTCGCCCGCTTTCATAAACGGAACGCCGGGAGGAACCGCATTGGTGCCGTACTTGGCAACGATCTTGTCAACCAGCGCAAGGCAGATCGGGCAGGCGGACGCGAGCGTGTCCCATTGCTTGCTCTGCCCGGCTTCCTCTATCTGTGCGACGGATACCGCGCCTTGAATGTTCGCCACCTCTGTACGGGCAATGACCGCCGCCCGATCCTCGTTCATGCCCTGCCCCATAATTTCCTGAACGGCGGTACGCTTGTCGCCTGTCTCGGCTGCCCGCGCCACTACCTCGGCGAGTTTGTCATTGGTGGTGTTTGTGAGTTCTTCGATGATGAGGCGGGTACGCTGACCGGCGTAAGTGCGTGCGTGTTCCAACACCGTCTGCGGACTCATCGTGGACCCGCTCGCGGCATCTTGATAGCCCTCGGTGAGGGAGCGTTCAAGGATGCCCATAAGTTCGGCTTGCAGGATCGGCGGCACTTGTTCCATGCCCACGGCTGCAAGTTCGGAAACACGCTTGAGCCAGTTGTCTACCGCAACTTTGAGGGCGTTCTCTAACGCGGTTAGTTTGTCAAC